TAAAGAAAATAAAGAAAACAACTGAAAGAAACAATATTCACTTAAACTACTGAAATAAAGCGGTTTTATCTACATTTGATTAGCTGTTTTTTTCTTTTAATACACATCCCCATGAATATTGGTTAATAACATAGGCAGCCTGGCAATGAGAGCCGGAAAGCAATTTAGTAATAGCCGGAAGATTGGTAAGCAGCACCAAAATGTGCTTGTGTTCTACAAAGGTGATCCGAGTAAAATAAAGGAAAATTTTCCCGAACTTGACTTTTCGGATGATGATTTGTTCAAAGAAGAGTGATAACTTTGGCGGATAACAAAAAAAAGGAGATTCGCCATGAAAATAAAACTGTGTATGATTTATAGAGATGTATTAGAGAAAAGGCTAGCACGTAAGAAGGAGCAGTTAAATCAATTAGAAGGTGTTATTGATGGTGGTGGCTTAGCAACGGCAGTAGATAAACGTAAGTATATTGAGTTGAAGGCAATCGTAAATGAGTTGGAGAACTGCCTGGACATGGCGGACTCAATGTTCAAGTTCAGCAAAGAAGATAAGGAGGAGTAAAGTAAATGGCAAAGTATAGTAAAAGTTTAGTTGATCGGATTTGTTCTCTCATCCGAGAGGATAGCTATACTATTGCCGAAATTTGTGAATTGGTCGGTATTCATAAAGACACGTACCATACTTGGATGAAAACAAAATCCGACTTTTCCGACTCTATAAAAAAGGCAGAAGATGACCGTATGCAGTTCTTTGTTGCGGAGGCTCAAAAATCCCTATTGAAAAAAATCAAAGGCTATGAGGTCGAGGAGTCGAAGATCACGTACGTCGATAGTGGAAAGCCCGTGGTTGATGAGAATGGGAAAGAGAAGCAGAAGCCGAAGATTAAAGAGAAGACGATTGTTAAGAAGCATATTCAGCCGGATACCGCCGCAATCATTTTTACTCTGACAAATGGGAATCCGGAACGTTGGAAGAATAGACAGGATACTAATTTAAATAGTAGTACGCCAGTTAGTAAGTTTGAAGGAATGACCGACGAACAATTAGAGGATTTTATTCATGGAGAAAAACAGAAGAGAGATATTGTTGTTGATGGCGGAAGCAGCAGATGTGCTAAGACGCCGGAAGGCGAAAAATGATTTTTGGTCATATTGCTTGTATTATGATCCGAAATTCTTTGCAAATCGGCTTTTTCTAAAACAGGTAGCCGATGCTTTCACGCGTGTATATAAGTATTATTCTGACAAAACAATTTATCGGCTCGCCGTGAGTATGCCACCTCGTGCCGGAAAGTCTTACATTTCGTCACTTTTCATTGCCTGGATGCTGGGGCATTTCCCGGAGGAGTCGGTTATGCGTAACTGTTGCTCCGATACTCTGTACAATAAACTATCCTATGATACGCGCGATATTGTCCGGTCTTCTAGATTTAAAGAAGTATTTCCCGATGTAAAGCTACGTGGTGATAAGCAAAACGTACACGGATGGAGCCTGGATGCCGCCCGGCAGGTGAGTTACTTCGGTGCCGGTGTAGGCGGTACGGTGATCGGCTTCGGGGCCTCCATGTTAGCCATGACCGACGACTTGTATAAGAGTTTGGAAGATGCGCTCTCCGATACCAACAATGAAAAAGTCTGGAGCTGGAAGCAGGGAACACACGACTCCCGTATCGAGGGAAACTGTTGCTCGATCGATATCGGTACGCGTTGGTCGGCCACGGACGTGCTTGGCCGTATGGAAGAGATGGGGAAGTATGACGAGATTATTCGTATCTCCGCCTTGGACGAAAACGACGAATCGTTCTGCGAGGATGTACATACGACGGAATATTACCGAGATCTGCGGGAAGAAACAGAGGACATGATTTGGTGTGCCGAGTATATGCAGGACCCGATCGAGGCAATCGGATTGTTGTTCCCCAGATCTGAGCTCAACCGATTCAAGCTGGCTGATATCGAGGGTAAGCAGCCGGATGGTATCATTGGTGCGACCGACGTGGCCGACGAAGGAGACGATGATTTCTGTGCACCGTTTGCCAAAGTGTTCGGTACAAAGTATTTTATTACTGATGTCTTATTTACAAAGGAAAACGTCGAGATAACCGAGCCGAAGTTGGTTTCTTTGATCCTTGATACCCGCTGCGACAACATACGTATCGAAAGTAATAACGGTGGCCGACTGTTTGCATTGAATGTTCGTAAGGCAGTAAAGGCTAAGAACGAAAAATGCATCGTACAGGCTAAGCCGACAACGAGCAATAAAGAAACACGTATTCTTCTCAAATCCGGCTGGATCAAAAAGCATTGTTATTTCCTAGCCGAAGGGGAGTATAGGAAAGGATCAGACTATGATCGATTTATGAAAGCACTTACCGGTTATAAGAAAGAAGGAGGTAACAAACATGACGATGCTCCGGATGGTATGACAATTCTTGCTGAAAATGTTGAATTTATCGGGTTGTGTCAAGCTAATGTAACCCGACAGGTGGCGTACGCCAGAAGATAATGAACACTGTTAGTCTGTTATAAATTAAAACTGGGTTGTTTAAGTATATTAAAAGCTGTTTCTGCGATTCCCATAGAATATGTATCTAGGATATAATCGAATGTATTGTTGTTGCTTGGAGGAATATCAGGTAATCGATCTATAAATAATCTCACCAAGAATGAGCTGTTAGTCGTTTGTAATAGAACTTCATATTGGTTTCTCATGTGAAATGGAGGTTTTCTTTGAGCTGAAATTATTGTAAGATCATATTCCGTTAAATTATTATTATTGATGAATTGTGTAAGAATGTCGAAACACTCAGTAGTGTCTGCTGCTGTATTTACTAATACCAAATTTTGATTTTTTCGCAGAAGTATAATAATGTCATCAATTTTCCCCAAATTACTATTGGGGATTATTGTATGATTAATAGGAGTATAATTGTATGCACGCAATAGATGAATGACTCCTCTACAAATATGCGATTTGCTAACATCTGCATTGCCTTCTATAATTAAATGCTTCCACATACCATTTTGATTTTTCCGCAAAGATAATAAGTCTATTTATATTTTAGCATAAACGATTATGCCAAATATAAGCGAAATTTTAGCGAATGAAGACTTCGGCCACGTGGTTAGTTCTTTATGCGTTGATACAATAGAGAACCGGGAGGTTAGAGAGTATTATAACGAATATCACGGAGAACGCCATCGGCGTAAAACTTCTGTCGGCTGGCGTGAACCTAAGAGGCTGGCCGTTTATTCTGACACATTGAAGGATAAATTCGGGCGCCCTTTACGATTGGAAGATAAAATCGTAGATGTTGCCAGGATTGTAACAAACTTCCCAAAGAAAGAAGTCCGCACGTCTACTGCTTTTATGTTCGGCGGCAAAATGACAATAACGGCGACTGATCAGAACGACGGCTTCCAGGAATTTAAACGTGTGTGGGAGCGTAAGCTGAAGATGCAATCTGTTCTTAAATCTTTTGCCCGAAAAGTCCTGTCTGAAAGTAAAGCAGCCCTTGTATTTTACCCCTATACATCAAAGGGATTAGACGGAAAACTGAAAACAGAGTTGAAGGTGAAAACGCTTTCCGTACCACGCAATGAAAATACCTTCTCTGAATTCTATCCCCATTTTGATGATAATGATGATTTGGATGCTTTCATTCATCGTTATCAGACGAACTCAAACGGAATGATTCGGAATAGCTGTACCATTTGGATGGCTGATAAGATTATTACCGCAATAGACGAATTAGGCGGCTGGGTAAAAAAGGAAGTACCGAATCTTTTTGGGAAGATACCGGTTGTGTATGCTGATGTATTCCAGCCCGAGTGGGACGAAGTGGCCGGGATCATGGATGCACGCGAGATGCGTCTTTCCCGCATGGCAGATACTAACGATTATTTTGCAGAACCAATCTTAGTGACGTATGGCGATTCAGACTTACCGAGTAAAGAAACGACTGGTAAGGATATGAATTTCCCTGTCAAAATTGATGAAGAAACAGGAAAGCCATATCACGGCGACGCTGATTATTTGACATGGACCGGCTCTCAGCCGTCCGTCGACAAAGAGTTGGAAGAAACCAAGAGCGAACAATATAGTGGTACATCTACACCGGATCTTTCTTTTGATAATTTAAAAAGCCTTGGTAATCTTTCTGGCGTTTCCCGTAAGTTCATGCTAATGGATGCGACGATTAAAGCAAGCGACAACATGGAAGTGTTCGGTCCAGCTCTACAGCGTTGTGTGTCGGTTGTTACAGCTGGTATCTGTAATATTACTAATATCAAATATCGTTCTCAATTGGTGGATAACTTGATCGATGTGGAATTTGGATCTATTCTTCCAGAAGATTTGGCCGAGACATTACAGAATCTCTCTATCGCAAATGGCGGCAAACAAATAAATGCTCAACGCACCATCACGGCTCAGTCGCCATTTACCGAAGACCTGGACGAGGAAATGGCATTGATTGAAGAGGAAGAATCAGCCTCGGCGCAGCGTAATAATATGGTTGGCTTAACAATGGGATATGGAGAATGAAAAGTCTAACGTTTTACGAGCAACAGCATCTTCAGAAGCTCTTGCAGCAGCAGGTGAGCGTAAAGTATCTCTTTGATGATTTTGTTCGTCAGGCGGGACCGTTGCTGGCTCGCTGGTCGGATCATAACAAAGCGAGTGTATGGGTGGGTAACCAAACTGTAGAGAACTCTATCGAAAGATTACTATCTGACCTGCATAGTGGGTTGTTGGCTAACATTACAGATAATATGGTTCAGTCCTGGAATCGTGGAAACAAAAAGGCTGACGATCTCGTATCCGGGTTCATAAAGGATCTGTCTATTTCCGACACATTACGCGATAAGATGTTCTCCCGAAATGCAGAAGCATTAAACATCATGTTGAATAAGAAGGATGAATATGGTTTGACAGTATCGGATCGTGTGTGGAACCTAGCAAAAGGAGCCAAGGATAACCTGGAATACTATCTAGCCTCCGGCCTGTCCTCCAGTCGCCCGTCTGCTCTGATTAGTCAAGATGTCCGGCAATTGCTTCATCAACCGGACAAGCGTTTTCATCGTATACGAGATAAGAACGGCAACCTGGTACCATCTCAACCGATGAAAGATTACCATCCAGGGCAAGGTGTGTATCGATCTGCTTACAAGAACGCTCTCCGACTTTCCTCGACACAGACGAACAAAGCGTTTCGTTCTGCCGAGTATGAACGGTGGAGGAATATGGATTTCGTGCTTGGTATCGAAGTAGAACGCTCGCCCTCGCACAAGGGACCATGCCCGATCTGTGACGCATTGGCCGGAAGATACTCAAAAGAATATAAGTTTACTGGGCATCATCCTTTTTGCATTTGTATAGCAACCCCTATCATGATGGATCATGAAGATTTTGCCGATTATCTTTTGGATGATACCATAAAGCAGGACAAAATTATCATTCGAATGCCCGATATAGAATGATAGGTGAACAGGGAGTTCCTGAAGATTTGCCGGCTATATTCAAAAAGTATCAGAAGAAGAAAAAATAATCAGTACTTATATTTTAAACAGAAAACATTTACGAGTATGACAATTTTAGATTTAATCAAGGCGGCATGTAAGACAAAAGGCGTGCCCGAAAAGTATGCGGAACGTATTCAGAAGACGTTCAAAATAGAAAAGGCTGAAGGATTGGAGGCTTATGTCGATCTATTCAAAGATAATGTTCTTCCGGCAATCCAGGAGGCGGAAAACGAAGCGAAAAATACGGCTGAAACCGCTGCTGTCGCTGCATACGAAGCTAAACATGGATTGAAGGACGGTAAACCGGTAGAAGATCCGGATAAGGACAAGGATAAGAAAACGGAAGAAGAGTTGTTGAAGGGTCTTAGTCCGGAAGTCAGAGCTTATCTGGAAAGTATGAAGAAGAGCGTCGATGATATGGCCAAAAAGGTGGGTGATTCCATTACCAACTCGACAAACGAGGCTAAGAAAGAAGCAGTTCGTAAGCAGTTGAAAGATGCCAATCTTCCGGATAACTGGCTGGGACGTGTGGATTTGGCTTCTGAAACGTCCATCGAGGACCAGATTAAGGTGCTGTCCGAAGAATATACCGGAATCCAGCAAAAGGCTATTGATGATGCTGTGGCTCGTGGTGATTATGCTCCCGGTTCCGTGGATCTTCCGGAGCGTTCCGAAGCGGATTGGGCGAAGCTGATGGATTAGGATGTCGACAGTAATACGAATAATCCCGGTGTGGTAAACCTGGGTATTGAATAATCCAAGTAAAGTGTAACGTTATGTACAGAAAAAGAGAAAGAGAATTCCAGTATCCTCCCGGAATTGAAAAGATTATTGAGGATATGATTGGTGGCGGTACGATTGACCGTCGGAATTTGCAGAATGCTTTGTTCAATGGCAAGGCGTTGGACGAACTGCCTCCGATTGTAATTGTAGTAAAAGATCCGGAAACAGGGCTGTATCATGTATTGAAGACGGCTACGGTTTCGGAAGCTGCTGCTACTGATGCGACAGCGTATAAGGTGGCCAAGAACCATCTGTTTGGTGTGGGTGACTTCGTGACGGTTGGTGGAGCGTTGACAGGCGCATCCGATAAAATCACGGCTATTGATAAGAGCAATGCGGATTTCGATGCGATCACGTTGGAAGCGACTATAGGTGCTGCTGCAAAAGGTTTGGTATTGGTTCAGGCTAAAGACAAGCAAGCTGCGAAAGCCGCCAAGTTGCCTTATGATGGCGAATTGGTCGTCACGATGAATAAAGTCGACTTGACTGTAGCCAACCAGCAGTCCGGATTATTGGTAAGAGGTACGGTAAACGAATCCTGTATGCCGTTCCCGGTAGATAAGGACCTGAAGGCATTAATGTCGTTTATCCGTTTTGTGTAATACATTAAAATCAGATATATGGAAAGAAGTTTAATTAAGCAGGTGAATAAAAAGAACATGGCGGCTCGTTTGAATACCCGCCATGTGAAACCGGTCGTTTTCCCGAACTTCTTCGGGGTGAAAAGAAAGACTTCGTTGAAGTGGGAGACACTGACCGGTGAGAAGGGCGCTCCGGTAATGGCCGACGTGATCTCTTTCGACGCTTCCGCTCCGCAGAAGACGCGCGAGGTGATCAGCAAGTTGTCCGGTGATATTCCGAAGACGGCCGTTAAGCGTGGTATGAACGAAAGTGATTACAACGAGTACAAACAATTGGAACGTGACGCGCAGGGCGACGCGGACCAGTTGGCGTTATTGAATCTGGCTTTCAAAGATCAGGATTTTGTATATAATTCCGTCCGTGCCCGTTTCGAATGGTGGTGTATGCAACTTATGAGCCGTGCCGGATTCCATCTGTCAGCCAAGAATAATGGTGGTGTCGTAACGGCCGAGTTTGTTGGGTGTGGTATGCCGAAGAAGAATCAGCGTAAATCTACGGCTGACTGGAGTAATGCTACAACGGCTAATGGGTTGCAGGATATTGAGGATACGGTTGTAGCCGCTTCTGCTGAAGGTGTAACGATTCGTTACGTTGTAATGCACGTGGCTGATTTCTCTTTGCTAAAGAAACAGAAATCAACGTTCGACACGTTGAAGGCATGGGTTAATTCGTCTTCAAAAATATTGGTGACGAAAAATCTTATCAACGAGTATTTGGCCGAACAGGAAATCCCTGTAAAGATTATCACTGTGAATCCAGCTGTCCGTATCGAAGACAGTGCTCATCGTCGTAAAACAATCAATCCCTGGGAACGTAAACGTGTATGCTTCCTAGAAGATTTGAAAGTTGGTGATATCCAACATGGACCGATTGCCGCCGAGTCTTCCGCTACATTGCAGAAGATTGCCCTCATGGTAAAACAGGATTGGGTATTGGTAACCAAATGGTCTGAACTGGAACCGTTCAAGGAGTGGACGAAAGCGGAAGCAAATGCTATTCCTGTGGTAAATGATCCGGATGCGATGTTTATCATGAAAGTTGATGGTCAGGATTGGAACGCTTCTGAGGATACCGAGGGAACGGATGATATCCCTGCAACATTCTTGGGTGAAACCATTGAACCGGAAGATCAGACGATCCAGGATACTGAAGACGGAGAGTAACAATTATGGCTAAGACGATTCGAGATACAATACTTGCTTATCCCGGTCTTGCCGACTGTGAAGAATTTTTGGATAACGTCGTTTTCCCTGGTCGAGGTCTTGAAGGGACGGAAGAGAGTTCGACGGTCGATATTCAAAAACAAAAGCTGGTGGCTGCCGACCTCTATGTGATGGTCGGCGGTTTACCGGACTTCTCAGAAAACAAGCTTTCTATTACATATCCCCGCTCTTGGTATGACGCTACGGCAAAGAGACTGTACAGGGAAGGTGGAGAACCGGAGAAAGCAGAGTTGATTGGTAACAAAATCGAAGTCCCTCGTGGGCGTTCTGGCGGGCGATGGTAAAACGGTATTCACATACAGCGATTGTAACGATTCCTACCGGATCTCTTATTAAAGGGGAATGGGGGGCCGGAGAACCTCAGGAGATTGAGGTCAAAGGCCAGTATTTCCCATCTAACAGCGGCCAACAGGTAAAACAGAACGCTGATGGAAAAGAGTTTGTCGTACATGGTGAATTTTCGACAAAGGTACGCCCTGTACCAGGCGCGAAGCATATCCGGATCGATAGCATTGGCTTGGACGTTGATATCATCTGCTGGGAGCCGTTTCAGTCTCATTCTGTAATCTACGTGTAGCATGGCAAAGAAAGGCGGATTAACACCTATGTGGTCAGATAAAGAGGTCGAGCGTTGGTTCAATTATCATATTGATCGGGCGGAAGAGAAGATGTATATATTGATGCAGCGAGCCGGAGAGGAGTTTGTCAAGATTGCCCGTGAAAAGGGTAAGTATATTGACCATACAGGTAATCTTCGTTCTTCCGTGGGATATGTGATTGTAGCAAATGGTAAAGTTCTCTCTGAAAACTTCGAGTTCTCAGATGAAGGAACAGATAAAGTGACCGGTAAACAGAGAGCTAAACGTCTAACGAGTGAATTAGCGCCTCTTTATAATAAAGGCTTTGTCCTGATCGGTGTTGCAGGTATGAAATATGCTGTTGTCGTTGAAGCGATGGAAAATAAGGATGTGATATCTTCATCTGCCAGTCATATTGAAGACTGGATCCGGAAGCAAAGTAAAACCCTGTTTGATAAATTAGCGGAGAAGGGATATTGATATGGCGGATCAGTTTGATATAGTTGATATAGTTTATGATGTGGTTGAACCGACTAGTGCCGGTTTCGTCCTGTACAAAGATCGCTCTGGTGATGGTGAGACAAAGAATCACATCACAATCCGGATGCTCACGCTAAATGAAACAGAGGTTGTGAATAAAGGTCCGGTTAATATCAACGTATTTGTGAAAAAGCAAGCTAACGGTATGTCTGATCGACAGCTTATGAAAGGAGCGGTACGAAAAGTTAAGTCTGCACTACGAAATATAATACCTCCTTTCGGCATGTACTGGAAATCTCGGATCGTATGGTCCGAATCTCTTGGCGAAGCAAAAGAAGGCTTCGATTGTACGAATATAAGATTTGAAGTAATTACGGAAATTGATTAATAATATGGAAAGAAGTTTAGCATTAGATATTGACTATCTAGGAGTTGCAGAACCAGGTGATGGTGTAGCAGGAACAGAGTATACTCAGTATCCCGAAATTGATACTGTGACTTTCAACTTCTCAGAGCCTAAAGAAATTAGTTTTACAGCTATGGGGAGAGAAGATCCATGGGCGGTGGTGTCAAAGAAGGGTGATCCTTCGAGTATCGAATATACTATCCCTTCTCCTACGGCGGAAGAGCTTAAGGCTCATTGTGGGGGAACGGTAACTGGAGATAAATGGGAAGCACCTGTTTCAACACCTACAATTATAAAGACGATTAAATTACAGAGTTCTCCGTATAATGGTAAGTATACAGAGTATGTATTCGTCAAGGCTTCTATTGCTGGTCGTTTGAGTCAGGCTCCAGGAAAAGAAGAGACTGATTTACTGCTGGTGAAAGCTACCATTATGACCCCTGTTTCTGCTGCTGGTGTTCGATCTGCGCCTTACTGCCGTGAAGTAAAACCAGTTACGGCTCCGGTTCCTCCATCAGAGAGCTGAATGGCTAAAGCAGTAGTCAAACGTAAATCAAGAAAAGCTCGGGGATAACCTCGGGCTTTTATATTTTAAAGGAAAACATGAGTGTAAAACAAGTACTTCAGATTGAAAGTAATGTGGTAACGGATCAGCCGGTTAAGATTCCCTTTGAGTTCACCCGGTTAGATCTGCTACCGGAAGGGAAAAAGCTAGGGGATAGCATAGTTATTACTCCGCTTACGGTTCGTACTTGGTTCCGGATAAAACCGCTTTTACTGCATATTGATAAGCAAGACCGGGAAATACTGACGGCCAATAAGTATACAGGCTTTAAGAATGAGATCGCTGACTTGATGGCAAAGTACGATGAGATAATCTTTGAGATCGTCTGCTTCGGCATTCACAACAAAAGAGGAAATATGCCGGCTTGGTTCCGGGAGGTTTTAAAGGATAATTGTACTTGGGAGGACATCTATATCCTTCTCAATACGATCATGTTCCGGATCGGTTGCAACCCTTTTTCTCGTACTATCACAGCGCTGGAAGCTGTAAGCCCGCTAGACGAAGAGGAGTTAATAGCCCTTCAAAAGAACAACGAGACCTGGAAGAACCGGAGCCGCAAAGTAGCTTCATGCTCCTAGTTTCCTGTAATGAGGCATTTGGCTATACACATGATCAAACACTCGATAGTAGTATGGTTCTTATCCTGGCAATGCTTCGCGAACATGGATACATAGTCAATGAACGAAATAAAACTTTATACAAAGACGACGAGAGTGAAGATGATGATTCCGGAGAATGGGTTGAAGTAACAGACTTTGATACCGGCCAAAAGAAAAAGGTCAGGAAAATGAAATCGATATAGTATATATTAGAATAGAGTAGAGAAGTTTTGTCATAGTGATGAATTTTGAATTTTGGCAAAAAAGCCCGGCGGACTGTGAAGTTGGCCGGGCTTTTGTATTAGATATTGTCTAGGATGAAATCTGCTGGGATTCCGAAACAATCACGTAAGCGTTTTGCGATGTTCAGGTTAAGCGCACGTTTACCGTTCAACAATTCGCTTACCCTGGACTCTGATATACCGAGCATTTTTGCAGCTTCTTTTTGTTTGATCTTTTTATCTACCATCTGCTTTTTTATCTCGTCTGTTATCAGTGAGGAGACTTTACCGGGCAGTGGATGATAAGCAGCTTCCCACTCATGGATCGCATCGGTGAGACGGATAAATTCGTTTTTGTCCGACTGTGATAAAAGTTCCATATCGCCAAGCTTAGTCCCTTTCGCGATAATCACCTCCATCGCTTCTTTATGTTCTCTATACTGAGCATCATTTTTAATAATCATACGCCCTCCTTATTAAATAGTTTTTACATCAATTTTATCATATTCCGGATGAGTACCGATGAAGCGGATAACCATGCGGCCAGCGAAAAATGTAACAACAGCTACAATCCGATAATTATTACCTTTGATGTTAAATACATATCGGCTGTTACCTACATAATCGGCGGAAAGAAAATCATTTTTCAAGTCAGAGTGGCTTTTCCAATCAGCGGCCTCACATACTTGTATCCATTTCTGGATTGCCTTGTCTGCATCAGCATGCTTGCGGATGAACTTTTCTAGCTTTTCTGAATCAATGATTTTCATATTTTTGTTGTTTGTTTCTCTTTGTTGCAAAGATAATAAACAATTCCCAATTGTGGAAGTTTATTTGTCTGAAATTTTTATTGATCTGTTTATATTTTACTATAAACATTTCTATGGGTATAGTAAATAGGGACGGAGCATTATATATGGCTACCGGGATCGATAACTCCGGGTTGTACGCTGGTCGCCGGGAGGCAATAGGGATAATCAAAGCTATGGCTGGGCAGATTACATCGTTCGATGTCTTTTCCGGTATTGGAATTAGTGCTGCTACAGCGTTTGCCAGTGCTGCAAAAAGCTCATACGATTTTGAAAAGGAATTTCAGAAGAACATGCTGGAAGTGGCAACGATCTCCACGCAGGTAGAAGGTAATATGACCGACTTTATGAACCGAGTAGTGGCTATTACTCAGGAAATACCAATTAAGGCTCCTGAAGCAGCAAAAGCACTATATCAGATTGTTTCAGCCGGGCACGATGGAGCGGACGGTATGCATATACTAGAAGTCTCAGCAAAGTCTGCAATCGGAGGTATGACAGACGCGGCCACGGCTTCTGACGCTATTACTACGCTAATCAATGCCTATAAACTTAGTGCATCGGATGCTGAGAAGGTATCCGATCAGCTATTTACTACCGCCCGCCTTGGTAAGACTACCTTCGGAGAGCTAGGGCAATCTATTGCTCAAGTAGCACCTATTGCGGCCAGCTATGGCGTTGAAATGGACCAGGTGCTGGCCGCTGTTGCTACGCTTACAAAATCCGGTACTCCGACGGCGCAGGCTATGACGCAGATACGAGCTTCGATAATAGGAGCATCTAAAGTCTTGGGTGATGGTGCTTTTAATACTCGTACATTCCAAGAAGGACTGGCGGAAATTGCTGTCAAAGCTGGCGGTTCAGAATCTAAATTGCGTGAACTCATTCCGGAAGTCGAAGCTGTAAACGGAGTTCTTGGTCTGACCGGCATAAAAGCTCAGGATGCAGCGGAACATCTTAAAGCAATGAATGAGTCGACAGGTGCCACATCTGCAGCATTTGAGCTCATGATGAATGATGTGGATAAGCAAATGACGATTCTGTCGAATAATATCCAGGCGGCTTTGCGTCCAATGGGGCAAGCGATATTGAAGGAAGTATCGGAGGTAGCACAGGCATTCAATGAAGCTTTTGAGAATGGCGATGTTGAACGTGCAATCAGATCCCTTGGTGACTTAATTGTAATAGTTACAGGAGCCTTCATTGGTTATAAAGGAGCTGTTACGGCTTCTACTATTGCTCAAAACATACACACAAAAGCGTTGGTTGTTAGTAGGTTGGCTTCTATGAAGCATATAACTACGAGCGCCTTGATGACAAATGCTATTAAGGCACAGACTGTCGCTTTATTAAAGAATGTTGCTGCATTGGCTACTAATCCATACGTTTTAGCGGCTGCTGCAGTTGCTGCATTAGGATACGGATTGTACAAATATGCAACACAGGCGACTGTAGCTGAAAAGGCTATGGCTGCACATAATGAGCGCGTTAAAAAACTCAGTGAGTGGGCGGATAAGACAAAAGAGAGTGTGGACGGCATGCTTTCCTCTTTGAAAGATGAAAATGTTCTCATGTCGAAGAAGGTTGAAATTTATAGAAACCTTCAATCCCTTTATCCGGATGAACTCAAAAATATATCCCTTCAGAACTTTCTTTTGATGGATTCGGTACAGGCTAATAATTTACTGGCGAAAGCTCTTGATGAGAGGGTTAAAGCCCAGCAAAGAGCAGATGTTAATGCTATTGAAGCTGAAATGAAGACTAATGATTCACGAATAGCTGCATTAGACAGCAAAAGTGGAATGGATACATCTGTAGGAGAGTGGTTTGAATTGCGCCGTTTGAAGTCAAGAAATGAGCAATTAAAAATAGAATATGAGAAAGCAAAAGATATAGTGATCCAGGGATTGAAGGATGAGACGGCGGCCAGGAAGACCGCAGAGGATTTGAATAATGACAATGAAAAAGGAGAGACGGTTCTTCAGCGGAAAATAGCTCTTACTAAAGAATTGTCAGATGCTGAAGCCAATTTAATAAAACTCCGTGCACCAGATTCTACCGCAAAAAACAGCGAGATAAAAACGGCAGAAGATAAGGTCAAGGAGATAAAAGGTAAGTTGGAAGCTTTGACAGGCATATCGGGTAAGGAAGGGGATAAATTGAAACAAACTCAAACAGAACTAGCCCGTGCCATCCTCGATAATGAATTAAAGCTTCAGGCTGATCGTATTGCTATCATGAAGGACGGCAAGGATAAGCGCGTCCTCTTGGCTGATCAAGAATACAAGGAAACTATTGCGGCTATTCAAAAAGAGAAGGAAGAATATCAAAAGAAAATCAAAGAAACCAAAGGCAAGGAGGATCCCGCTGTCCTTTCTACTTTTACCGATCGTGAAAACTCTGCTAAGGATAAGCGAAATAACGATGTTGCCAATATAACAAAAGAATATGCCGACCAGTTGAAATCGATACAAAACGATGTTGATTCCCATTTTCGGGATCAACTGGATAATCGTTTGATCGAAATAGATAGCTACTACAAAGAGCAGATCAAAATGGCCAAGGAAGCAGGAGAAGAGGAAGAAGGTGACTTTATCCAAATGCTCATCAGAAAGCAGCAGGCGGAGCGGGAATATGCCCGGAAAGAATCAGCCATATCTACCGTTGATTTTAAAGAACAGGTGGACCTTGGTCACCTTGAGAACAAGTCCAATGATACCTACTTTGTCGAAGAGACCGAGCGACAGAAAACGGAGATTGTACGTAAGTATGCCTTGGAGCGTATAACCATCCTCGAAAGTATGGGGGATGAACAGTCCAAGAAAGACGCAGAGCTTTTAAAGATAGCCGTCGAAGGATATGATAAAGCGCTGTCAAAACCAAGTAAGAAATCAATCAATAACCTGGTTGACGAAAAAGCTATAAAGGCATTGCAAAAGCGCTTTATGGATCTGGGTATGTCCGAAGAAGAAGCGAAGGAAAAGGCGATTGAGTATGCTGAAGGCTTTAAGGGGAAGATGCAGATGGTTGCCGATGTAGCCGATAGCCTGAAAACTGCTTTCGGTGGTATCTCCGACGAGTTGGATATGGCTTTGGATGCCGTTAGCAACATCGCCCAGGGATTTGCCGAAGGAGGATTAATTGGAGGTATATCTGCCGCTGCCGGTCAATTGATCAGCGTCGTTGGCAATTTGTTTACGGCAAAGAAGGAAATTGATAAATCCATGGTGGAAGGGTATGAAACCTACATGGATGCCATCAACGATCTTATTGATACCCAGGTTGCCCTCCTTGATAAGCTGGGTGGAATGGCCTTCGGTCAGAATATAATTGATACGACAAAGGACATTGCCAAATCTATAGCGGCCAGCCGTACCTTGTTTAATGAGGCCATGAGAGCCGGTGCCGGTATGTTCTCCCATAGCGACGGTTACAAGGCAAACAAGATGCTGAAAGGGTACGTCAATGAACTTCGCGAAGTAGGTATCTACACGACCGATTTAAGCCAGATGACTAATGAACAGCTGGCCTCGTTGAAGAAATTGCCGGAGGTGTATGCTCGTCTCCCGGAAGGACTGCGTAAGTATATTGATGCTATCGCTGAAGGTATCGACAAAACAGAAGAATTTAAAGATCAGATTCAAGATACTGTTCTCGGCCTGGATTTTACAAGCATAACAGATATGATTGTAAATTCCGTTACCGATCCATCAATAGATAATGCCCTGGAAGACCTAGAAGCCAATATCGATAAAACGATTGCGAGTATAGCCCAGAATATGCTTCGTCGTAATCTGTTGCTCGGCCCTCTTGAAAAAATGACCAATGACCTATATAAGTCAATGGAGAAGAAGGATAAGGATGGGAATACTTATTACAAACTTACAGCTGAGTCGGCAAAGAATTTCAAAGACAATGTATTGGGATTGGGTAAACAATTTCAGGACGCTTGGAAGGAGTTGGAAGAGGCATTCGGAAACAGTGGTATTGACCTGATGCCGAAAGAAGAAGATGTGGAAGATGTATCGGACAACTCCTTGAAGGGAGCTTATGCTAAAGCCAATCAAGAGAGTATTAATGTACTGGCCGGACAGACCGGTGCCCAGCGTGTTGCGATAGAATCTATTCGTGAACAGATGCAATTTATTCGTGATCTGCAGGTCCAGGGTTGGAAAGATGTGACAACCATTAAGGAATTGGTCGGTAAATTAAGAGAAGTATCCGATAAAATCGAGCAGACAACAGAAGAGATAAAAGGGCATACATATAAGATTTCTGAAAACTCTGTAAGAACTGTGGATGCATTGGAAGGTAGAATTGATGTAAATATAAAGGGAATGTGATGACAATCGACGGAAAAAACATAAAGGACTGGGGTTGTACGTTGCTTGAAGGCTCTTTCGATGACCTGTTGAAATACCCGAAGCGTAAAGCTGTGACTACTCGGGATTGGGCTGAATCGAATGGTATTGTACCGGATCTGTCGGAAGTAGAGTTTGAAGCCAGAACAATCAAATTGTCCTTTTTTATGGAGGCCGATGGAGAGGTGGAGTTCTGGCGTCGGTATAACAAACTGACATCAGATTTATCGGTTACCGGCTACCGGGAGATGAACTTTATTGAAGGTATGACAAATCGACTTCGGTTGAATACGGGAGTGAAATATGAGTTGCCTGTCTTTCTGAATGCGAATAGAAACTGCTCAGTTCTTGACCTGAATTTTATAGAGGATAACTTTACTCTGGTCTCAGCGTATCCTTCCGGCGGAATAAGCCTACGTGGGCAGTATGCTATTAACGGATATGACTTTGGTGAGTTCGGTATCGGCTGTGATGACGGCTTGGAAGACATACTTAAGACTCCGGCCTTGAAAGATCCTTTTACGGATGGCCGGAACATCGATTTGTCAACGATTAGGACACAACACAAAACGATCAAACTATCCCTTTGGATGCTAGCAAAAAGTGTAGGGGAGTTCCTGAACAACTATTATGCCTTCTTTACTCAACTTTCAGGCACTGGAACACAGAGTTTATATATTAATACACTAGGTGCTACAACGCAGGTGTATTACTCTGACTGTCCGTCTTATACGATTGAGATATGGCGGGAGACGGGCATCATGGTCCGGTTTACAATCTCTCTCGTGATCCCGGTAGTGACCTGGGTTGACACCGGTGGCGTGACAAGGTACAGAGTATTGCAAGATAAAGAGCTCGGTCTGTTGGCTGACGAACAAGGTAGAATAATAGTATTTAATTGATATGGCAGAGGAATTTGATATAGTAAGAGCGCAGAATCTTCCGGTGGCAACGAATGTCAGTGATAATGATATGCTGCTGGTTGTACAAGGTGGTTTTTTGAAACGTGTTCTCCCATCGCTAATGAAAGGCAAGCCGGGTGATCCAGGTCTAAGTGTTTATATAGGTGTGGATGGAAGTAGCATCCTTTGGAAACAGGGGCCATCCGGCACTTGGCAGAATCTTGTCTCTTTAGAGAAGATTCGTGGACCCAAAGGAGAGAAACCTTTGTTCCGGAAAGTAAGCGGTACTCTTCAAATGAAGTATGAAAATGAACCGGACTCCGCCTACGAAAACATTTTTGACCGGGAAGAACTGAAGATGAAGTTTTCTGATCTTACAGCGGAAGAACGCGACTTGTTAAGGTTACATTATACTGATTTGACAGAGGTAGAGAAAGCTGAACTGATGAAACCTGCTACGGACGCGGCAGCCGAGGTTCGTGGTATAATGGCTCAAATAGAGAAAGACGCTAATCAGAAGATTACTGATTTGACGACTTTCGAAACCACAGCCAAAGAGCAAGAAGCGGGTCGAGTTGATGCCGAAAAGAAACGTGTTACAGCTGAAGGGTTACGTAAGACAGAGGAAGCGGCCCGAGCATCTGCCGAGGAGTTGCGTGAGCAGAGTGAAGCGGAGCGTATTATCGAAGAGGGTAAGCGTGTGTCCGCTGAAGGAATCCGGGACAGTGCGGAGCTGGCCCGTATCAAGGAGGAAGGAATTCGGAATACCCAGGAGCAGAATCGTAAGGAAGCCGAAGATGCCCGTGTTTTGGCAGAGCAGGCCCGCGTTACTGAGGAAGGTAAGCGCGATGCTGCCGAAACTTTGCGTAATCAGTCTGAACAGAACCGTGTCACGGAGGAAGGAAAACGTGATATTGCTGAACAGAATCGTGCCGCGTCGGAAGTTGGTCGTGGGGATGCTGAAAAATCACGTATATCTGCGGAAACTGAACGAGATGAAGCTGAAAAACTGCGTATCTCTTCTGAGACGGACCGGAAGACGGAAGAAGAGATACGTGATGCAGCAGAGCGGGCACGTATCGAATCCGAAGCTGCTCGCGTTGAAGCCGAAAGACTCCGTGTTCAGGAAAGTAAGGAAGCTGTAGATAATGCCAAATCCTCTGCCGGACTAGCGGACTTGTCTGCCGCTGCTGCTCAGGAGACTGCTGATCATCCGAGCTATGTCGGTGAAAACTATTATGTCTATAAGTGGAACAAAGAGACAAAGGCTTATGATAAGACCGATATCTTTGTTAAGGGCGATGCTTTTTCGATCAAAAAGGTCTATCCATCCATATCTAAAATGGAGGCAGACTTGAATAATCCTGAAATCAAAGAAGGTCATTTTGTTCTTATCAATACTAATGATGTAGAAGATTCGGACAATGCGCAGTTGTATATCAAAACGCATAATGAAGAGACTGGTGTTTTTTCTTATAAGTTTGTGGTTGATATGTCAGGGGCCATCGGTTTCACCGGCAAGACTCCGCAGTTTTCGATCGGAAATGTATCAAAAGGTGACGATCCTGCAGTATCCTTATCTCCTGACGGAACAGATGCGGATGGCAATCCTAAATACAAATTGAATCTTGTGTTACCGAAAGGCGATATTGGGGGGATTGGGCCTGTAGGACCAACAGGCCCTGAGGGAAAACAAGGCCCAATCGGTCCAAAAGGTGATACCGGGGCCGCCTTTACCTATGATATGTTTACTCCGGATCAACTATCCTTATTGGTAGGTCCTGTCGGTCCTATTGGTCCACAAGGTCTTAAGGGAGACAAAGGAGATAAGGGTGATAAAGGCGACAAGGGAGATCAGGGGATACAAGGTATTCAGGGTCCAATCGGTCCCAAAGGTGAAATCGGGGCGACTGGCGCTAAAGGGGCAAAGGGTGATACCGGTGCACAAGGCCCGCAGGGGTTACGTGGCGAAAATGGCATATCCTGTGATTGGCAATGGTCCGGCACCAGTTTGCGTATTTACGGTGCATCCGGGTGGAGTAGCTATGTAAATCTACAAGGTCCTCAAGGGCCGAAAGGTGATACCGGTGCAAAAGGAGCAACCGGAACTCAAGGTCCGCAGGGTCCTAAAGGAGATACAGGAGCGACGGGACCGGCCGGTGCAAAAGGAGCAACTGGTGCAACTGGAGCAGCAGGCAAGAATCTGGAATTTGCCTGGAACGGATATACGTTAGGTGTTCGTCAACAAGGACAAACTGCATATACTTATTCTCAGAGCCTTCGTGGAGCAACAGGGGCCACAGGAGCGCAAGGTCCGAAAGGCGACAAAGGAGATACCGGGGCTACAGGTGCACGCGGTGCAACTGGAGCAACCGGACCGCAAGGCCCTAAAGGGGATTCTGGTGTATTCAGTGGAGGGAATGTTACAAGCGCAATTGTAATTACATCTGGTGTTATAGCTGAAGCAATACAATTTAAGCGAACATCCGGAGGAGCCGCAATTGTTCAAGGGCAGAATTCATTTGAATTAACAACATATTCATCTTCCTCAAATATAAAATTTAATGTTGGAGGTGATAATAAAATAAATTTAGGTAGTAATCAAAATTATACGAAGATTGCTTGGACTGTTGGGTCTGATATCCGTTCAAAAAATGTATTGGGACCTGTAACTGATGTGACAAAGGTCCTAGGATTAGGTATAATACGGTACACAAGAAAAGACGATTCAACCAATAAGGAATGTATAGGAGTATCGGCACAAGACCTATTAAAAATTTTTCCGGAATTTGTTGCTTATGATAGTACAGAAGATTTCTACAGTGTAGATTATGCCGGTTTAGGAGCCTGTGTTGCGGTCCTAGGATACAAGTCTCTCCATAAAGAAATTGAAAAATTAAAGCAAGTAATAACAGAACACGGCTGGGAACTCCCTGCCGCATAAAAATATCAGCGTAAAATGAAGAAGGAGGAAATTGTGAATTTGAACCGTACACTATTGTATGTGTCATTCGGTAACATGAGTAAGGCCGGCAAGTCGGCCATGGTGCGCAACCTGGTCCGGTTGGGAAAACATTCGAAGGAAATCGAGGAAGCGATGAAGATCGCTTTTGATAAGTTCAAACCTTCTGGGTTCGATGAGTTGTCAAAGAAGAAAAACCGGTCAGATGATGAACAGAAAGAGTTTGATAATTTGACAAAGAGGTTTGACGATGATATCAGAGAATATACATCTGAGTTCCTGGCCGAGGAAGTTGAGATCGAGATGCACTATATTTCCGATTCAGACTTCGATGATTTGGTAGATGCGACGTCAAAGGCTACGAAAGAATTGACTGCCGGTAATTTTATGTATTTAAGAACTTATTTAGTGAAAGAGGGATAACGATGGAAGATAAAGATAAAAGATTCGCGTATTTCGTGATGTCTCATACAGTTGATACAGATAGAGGACGTCAGTTTCTTTGGCCGGTACTCCCTGATCCAAACATGGGAGAAGAATTCTGTAATAAAATCAAGGAAGAGCATAAAGAAATTATGGATTGGGTATCAAAAAATCCAGATAAAGTCATTTTGGCAGAACATGGTTTCTATTTAGAAAATCCTCGGAAATGTCCCAAATTCGAACGGTGTGGATGGCGTAGACAAGGAGGAATGTCTTCATGTTTTGGAGGAGAGTATTCTTTCTGTTACGTAGTTCAAAATGAGAAAGCTCAGAATGAATCGGATGGACCGAGTGGACCTGCTGGAGGACCTGGACTATGTGGATCTTAATCATATTCGAAATTGTATTCTGGGTACTACACTACGTCAGTACCCGGAATATCAAATCAGACATTGATTTGTGGGGAGAAGAGCTTATTAATTGACTTACTAAAAACCTTACGGCGTATAGGTAGCCGTTTTAAAAGAAATGAAAAAGATTTTATTTTTAATCGTGTGTTTAATCACATTTGTATCAGGTAACATTTACGCTCAGGAAGTAGTCACGGACCCTGTGGCGAGTATTGTAATTGACCTCGGAACGTTTACCGGCATCGTGGCTATAGTGTCAACTTTAGTTACTCAGATCACAAAGGTTGTACCGGCTATCTCGGACAGTAAGCTGATTAAAATCCTAATATCAGTCGGAACCGGCATTGTGGTTTGTATGGTCTGTTGGTTGTTGAAGGCAACTCCGTTACTCAATGATCTTGTATGGTGGCAATCGCTTATATATGGATTGGCCGTCGGTTTATCCGGATGTGGTTTTTATGATATTATTAAAGCAATCGGAGCCTTATTTGGTAAGCAGGACGAAGTGATACATTATAATAAGTAGTAAAATAAACTCCGCCTCCGAACTTCGCAGCAGGGAGGCAGATGCCTTAAATCTAATATTAGCATTATAATTGATAATACTAACTCCACAAATGTAAGATTATATTTTAAAGTATGAAAATTAAGCGGGGAAATACGGTGTTATGTGATGCCTATTTAAAAAATAATAGCTTCACGGTTGACGAAATTATGGGTGAGCAAACGCTTACCCTGAACTTCTTGTCCCGTAATGTCGTAGAGTTTGAAGTTGGTGATTATGTGGAATGTGAGGGTGAAAAGTATAAAATCCGGTATAAGGAGAAAGTTACCAAGCGGGAGAAGTCGCTTGGTTGGGAATATAATATCCCGTTCTATTCAAGCAAGTATGATCTGGAAGATGTTGTATTCTTTTTGAATGGCGAACCTGAGTATAAGAAAAATTTTGACTCTTATACCGGTACGGCAAGACAGATCCTCGAGTTGATCGTTAAAAATATGAACCGGGAGGATAGCGGTTGGAAGGTCGGATCGTGTATAGAGTCTCGCCCAATAACTATTTCATTTAAGGACAAGAATGTTGGAAATGTCTTGGATGATACGGTTAAACAGATTGATACCGAGTATTGGATATCTCAGAAAACGGTCAGTATAGGGAAAAGGAAATACAACAGTAATGGCCTTGTGTTGGGACAGGGTGAAGGTCTTGGATTTACCGAACTGGAAGTATCGTCTGTCGATGAAGAGCGACCGACAACGGTTATTTTCCCGTATGGATCAGATAAAAACCTGGGACCGGATTACGGGGCGGACTATTTGACGTTGCCCGGTGGGGTAAAAGAGCTGTCGAAGAATACTGAAAAGTATGGACGTTTAGGGCAGAAAAAACTACAGTTTGATCATATCTTTCCGAAGGGCGAATTTTTAGTAACAGCCAAGATTGACGATTTTACATTACTAGCCTCGGGAATAGACTTTAATCTTACTGATTGTCTGCTTGATGAAGTTGAAGCGATTGTAACATTTCAGGATGGAGGTCTGGCCGGTTATGACCTGGCTATCGTTGAAGGTAGTTGGAATAATGATTTGAAGCAATTTAAGCTAAAGGTAAACGAACTGGAAAATGCCCTGAAAGTTCCAGGAGACATCAACTTCGCTGTTGGTGATAAGTTTATTCTGACCGGGATAAAGATGCCGCAGGTTTATATCGATAATGCTTCAAATCAACTAGCCGAAGAAGCTCAGGCATGGCTCGACGAACATTGTGAGAAGCGTATCCAACTAAGAGGTAAATGCGACGAAGTGCTGTTCCGGCAAATGAATTTATTCATTGCCTGCGGACAGATGGTCGGGGTTTATTCCGATCAGCTAAAGATCGATCGGGAGATCCGCGTGACCAAGGTTAAACGGTATCTCGAAAATGATGACAAGTCGGCATACCGGTATGAACTAACCTTGTCTGACTTCCTGCAGGGGAATGGCTTCAAAGACTTGGTTAATGATGTCGATAAATTCCCGGATGAGATCGAGGATAAAGTTAAGCCGGTCCGCGAGTGGACTAAGCGGTCATGGCGTGATGTGATGGAGACGTTAGGTATGATGTTCGATCCGGAGGGAGATTATTTCACCGAATTTATCAAGCCGCTGGCCGTACATACGGCTCAGCTGATTGTTGGAACCAATTCTCAGCAGATGGATTTGATTGGAGTGAAGTTTATTCCTAATGCCGATAACGATCCGAACTACTTCAAGAATACAGCGGGAAAATTGGTTCATTTCACAGTAAGCGAGACAGTCAGAGAATGGTCTATCCCGGCGGCATCCTTCCGACTTAGTAATTCATTGGCCTATTATGTGTATGCAAAATGTCCTAAGGATGGCAGTATAGGATCTATATTTGTTTCTGAGCGGCAGATCAAGTTAGAGGCAGAAGCCGGTTATTTCCATTTTTGGATTGGTGTATTGAACACTCCAGAGGATAGTGTTCGTTCCTGGAACCCTAACTATGGTTTTACCGAGATTGCCGGGCAGACGATCACGACCGGTGTAATAAAAGATAAATTGGCCCGATTGGTAATCGATTTGGTGAATGCTCATATCATCGCTCAAAATGGGGCTACGATTTCGGGAAAGATTTTGTTCGGTGAAGGAACATCCGGTTTGGAAAATATAAAGGAATGGCCAGCCGCGAAAAAGGTGATTGACGATGCCGTTAGAGAAATCGGCGAAACGAGTAAAGCCCTGACCGATTTTGAAGGAACCGTGAATGGTGCATTTAAAGACGGAGTTATCGAACAGGCTGAAGCTAAGGCGATAGAAAAGTATATCAATACTCTCAACACGGAAAAAGCTGACGCGGACGCTGTTTATACGAAATTGTACTCCAATATATATCTTTTAGGTTCTCCGAAAACCGATCTGTTAAACTCAAAGATTACTTATAATGGTGCCCATACTGAATTAATCAAGGCGGTGAATGATGCCATCGCCGACGGTCGTACAACCGTTGCCGAAAAAAATAATGTCGATAGTAAGTTTACTGCTTATAAAAATGCTATTGCCGATTATAAATCGAAGGTGGAAGCAGCCAATAAAGCCATTCAGGATACGCTTAAAGGTTACTCGGACGAAGCTCTTGCAAAAGGTAAAGAGGCTTTTACGGCTGCCAGCAATGCCCAGGCATCAGCAAACCAAGCTCAACAATCTGTATCAGGCCTGGGAAATTACATAGATGGCGCTTTTTCTGATGGAATAATAGAGGAGTCTGAAGCCAAAGCTATCGAGAAGTACATTAATACAGTAAAAACGGATAAGGCAGCTGTAGAAGCTACCTACAATAAGTTATATGTCAATAGCTACTTGACCGGTACCGCAAAATCGGGATTGCTCAATGCAAAGGTGACTCTGTTTGGAGCGATTGACAATCTACTATCGGCAATCAATAGTGCTATTTCTGATGGCAAAACGACTGTTGCCGAGAAAAATAATGTTGACAGCAAGTTCTCCTTGTTTAATTCGGCCATGTCTTCATTCAATACAGCCGTGGAAACGGCCAATAAGGCTATTCAGGATAAACTTAAAGAATTCTCGGATAATGCGGCCGCAAATGTACCTGCTGATTTTAAGGATTCTTTGGCTAAACGATTAGGATATACTAATTACGCAGCCTTGGAGACTGCTGCCGATGCGGGCAATACCGTTATCAAAAACGGCAAGATTAATACTATTCTGGTCGAGGCTGCCGCAATTGTAGCGAAAGGTATTACAGCTGAAATGATAGAGGCTCTTGATATTGAAACAAGCAGACTGAAAGTACTGAATGGGGCTAAAATCGGTAAATTTACAATAGAAGATGGATGGTTAACAGGCTATACGAGTGGTTTAGCGGATGCTTTATATAATGTAATAAAATTACGACATACCAAGAACTCAGACGGATCCTTTTCCCAAATAACTTTAGGGTCGAATGTCAATGATAGCTTGTTTGCTAATCAACGTGTAACGGCTCGGATTTATAATGGTATATCAAATAAAATTCCCGAATATCTTGCTGGTTGGGAAGATTACTACCGAAATACAGCTTTACAGCTGGAATCCAATTATGCCGATGTAAATCTAGCCTTAGAAACCATAGGCGGTCGTATGCATAGAGGAAGGCTGTGGGAAACAGAAGAAGTAAGTCCGATAACAGGAGCCGGAACATATAGTTTGGAAAAAAATGGGAGCTTATTTCTATTTAGAGATTTAAAAGCTGACCTAACATTTGAATTGCCTTTATATGATACCGTACAAAAGGTGTTTGGAAATTTTCAAAGTGGGGTTGCCGCGTCAACTTATGGCGTATATACAATCAGAATATTTATAGATAGATACTGTGCTTATCGGGTACTTGTGGCAGGCACATCAACGACTCCATTGCTTAACAATGATGGAAATATTCAAAATGATGCTTCTGGAGCTAACTATGGTGCACGCTGGCTTAGCAAAGGAGATTTTATGGTTTTAGTTTTTTACAACAAAGCTTGGTATATACAAAGCCTTTCAAATTAATGTAATATGGAAATATATGTAAGAAATAATGATGGTTTGGTATTGAATAGTTATCAGTTCAATAGCTCTTTTCCGGCGGGTATTAATAATGAAGAAATGTACGCCAAAGAAGATTATACTATATATGATATCTCAGATATCCCAAACGATCCTGATTTGGAGTATTTTTTTAAGAACTACTATTACAAAGACGGGGTTCTTGAACTTAAATATGTTCCTGAAACCTATGAGATCAAAAAAGAAATCGATCGACTGAAAAAAGTACTCTCTGACTCAGATTATATTGTGATTAAATCCTATGAGGCTACAATGACTGGACAACCGGTAGAGTACAACATGGGTGAGATACATATTTCTCGGCAAGAACTGCGGGATAAGATAAATGAGTTAGAGGAACTATTAAATCAAGAAGGAGGTGTGATGTGAATATTGAACTAGCTGATATATTGGCTATCATCGGTACATTAGGCGGATTCGAAGCGATAAAGTGGGGAATCAAATTTTACACGAATCGAAAAACAAATGCTCGTATAGAAGATGCTCATGCTGACGCAGAAGAATTCAAGGCTTTGCGTGAATATAATGAGTTTTTGCAAAAACAATTGTCAGATAAGGAAGAGCGTTTTGTTGAGCAAACCGGAAGACTTCGACAGGTTCAGGATGAGCTTTTTACTTTGAAAGAGAGTTATTCAGATTTAAAGCTGGAGCTTGCCCTGAAGAGATGTGAGAAAAAGAAGTGCGGAGATCGTGAGCCGCAAAATGGATATTAAAAGATAAGGAGCAAAAAGAATGAAGAAAATTGATTCAATAATTATTCACTGCTCGGCCACACGCGCCGGTCAGGATATCAAGGAAAAAGATATTGACCGTATGCACCGGGCACGCGGGTTCAACCAGATCGGCTATAACTATGTGATCGACTTGGACGGGACCGTAGAAACCGGTCGGCCGCTTACGGTTTCCGGGGCACATTGTATCGGCTACAACGATCACAGTGTAGGTATTTGTTATGTTGGTGGCCTTGATGCTGCCGGTAAGCCTTCCGATACCCGGACACCGGCGCAGAAGGCGGCAATGGATGAATTAATTAATGATATCTGCCAGGTTCATGATATTGTCGAATTACTCGGCCATCGTGATATGTCACCGGATCTAAACGATAACGGTATCGTCGAGCCGTTCGAATGGGTTAAGATGTGCCCGTGCTTCGACGTTCGGGAAGAATACAAATCATATTTGAAACCAGTAATTGTCCGACCATGAAATATACATTATTATATATATGTATAGCGCAGTTTATTTCTTGCGGTACCTCTAAGCGTTCTACGGATGTAGAAAGGCATATGTTTAGATCTGTCAGTCTATCTGATAGCCTACTGCGAAAGGATAGCGTTTTATGCCTGGAACAGCTTCTATCAAATGAAAGGCTACATACTAATATTATCGTAACAGAGTGGTCAAGTCCGGACAGTGTCGGTCAGCAATTCCCAATCCGGACAACTGAAGTTGATTTGAACCGGCAGAAAGATGAGCGGTCGGTCAAGTCCGAGCAATCTGGATCGGCTACCGTCCAGGTAAAGAAAAAAGATGTAGCCCAGATAGAACATGAAAAGAAGAAAGAGAACATAAAGACTGATACCCGGTTGATCCCGGCCTGGGTCTGGTGGTTTTTACTTGTTGGTGGATTGATTTCAGCTTTGCTGTATTGGTTGGTCCGTCGAAAGAAATAGTTTGTTTGATATTAATACTAGTGTGGCCGTCTTACCTGTGAGGGTAGGGCGGCTTTTGTTCAAACACTGGTTCTTGTAGTAGAGATAGAAGATTCTCAGGGGCCAGTGATAGGTCATGAACTCCTACTCGAAATTGGATATTAGGTGTAAATAGATTGTGTAAATTGAAAAGGAGTGTTAATTGTAGAATGAGCATTGCTATTGATGTTTAGCAGCATAATTGAGGAAATAAATCCTTAAAGAAGTCTCATTTCTGAGAATTTATGCTACTTTTGCACCATATTTACATGCGTTTTACGCTAATGTTATGTAAAACTTATACTTTAAGCGAACTCTTTATGCTCTTATTTGTAGTATTATATGTAAACAATGTTATATTAATAAGTAACACCTATGAATAAAATATATGCCTTTGATTATATGTTATCTCTCTTTGAGCAGTGGAATAGCGAAGAAGCTAAAGAATATGCAAATTTTGGTAATAATTCTAAGTTGTCTATGCTTAAACTTCTGTTTTTAACTGCGGCGCCTAAAGAAGGAGGAAGCAAAGATCTTTTAGATACTTTTGACAATTTCTTCGCTCTACCTTATGGTCCTGTCGAAAGTGATATATATAATGCCATTCAAAAAAACGAGCTGTCTTCTTATGTGCTGACAGAAAGATCAATAACCAAAAAGGAGAATATTATATTACCTTATAAGGTAGAAGATTATCTTCCTGTAAAGGATGCTGTAGATGTTTTAAAAAAAATAAACAAACGACTTATATTATTGAATGCTTTTGATTTAGTTGAAATTACGCATAAATGGGAAAGCTGGAAACAATCTATAAACTTTGCCAAGTTAATGGATATGTCGAGTTATAAAATGACTGTAGAATCTATTCGGAATGATAGAAATAAATACTTTGAATAATCAAAGATAAGATGAGTTGTATATTAGAGCAATGTTATAATCAATTCATAGAAGAGTTTCCAGAATCTTGGCTTCCCAATAGTAGTGAGAAGGAGTCTGTCTTTTTTGATAAAAGTGCGCAGATTGAAAATTTCTTTGAGATATGTTTTATACAGTTAAGCAGGTCGATTATTAGTGGGGAATATATTAATGTTCCTAATTTCCTTGACGTATTAAATAATTTTCTTGCTAAGACGACAGTAGAATATGCTCCTCCATCACTTTCAGAGTCTGGAAATGAAAAGGTTGACAAGTTGCTGACACGATATAGAGATTTGAATTACTCAATCTATAATGCATTGCAGCATTATAATTATTTTGTAACAGTTTCGAAAAATAAATTTAGTACAGAGGGAAACCAATATAAATATGGTTTCTATAGATTGAAAAACATTAATTCGACTGACAAAATTCTTAAATTATTTCCAGAGATAACAATTCCTTTATGTTTGTTTGATTATCGGTTTCCTATTGGTGAAGATGAATTCCATAATCTCCTTATAAGTAGAGATAGATTAATGGAATGCATCTCTGAAGGTAGCTCTGAAAGAAGGTCCGTTTTAGCTGTATTGCTCCACAAATGCCATTTTATAATATACAATATTAAAGAATCTCCATTTTATATTAATACTGAATCAACTGCTATATATATAAATCCCAAGGGTTTGGATATAGGGTATTATGAAGGGTTTATTGCAAAAGAATGTGATTCTGAATCAAAAGCAAATGAGCTTTTAAATGATATTAGTGGGGTAAATCCTGAACTAAAATCATTTGTTTTGTTGATGAAATATTATAAACAGAATCTTACTAACAAGTCTGATATTGTTAAGATGGATTTTGTTCTTAGGAAGTTCTCTGATATTTATCAGATAAAACGAAATTCGAGAGAGTTTATAAATCCAGGTAATTCGATAGAGGAATATAATAAATTTTCGTTGAATTCTATATTTAACTTTTTGTATAATTGTCGTTTTTCGTTTTATACACAAAAATGCGAACCTAATCTAAAACAAATAAAAGAAGAACTTCGGCATATAGAGAATATACAAGCAAAAACTGGAGTGAAAAATTTTCATCCATATGAAAAGGCTATAGAAGTTATCACTAAATGTATTGAACTTCATATCGAAAAAGAAGATTTTGAAGATAGGTTAATAGAAGATAAACTGGAAGAACTTGACCGCGTGATTGTTTTATATAGAGAATCTTATGAGTGGAGCCGATCACATCAGTTTTTTCCTTTTCAATTACCATTTGAAGAGTCTATGTATTGTGTGAATAATGAATCAATTAAACTATTTGTGCCTTCGGCTTATGCGAAGTATATTGACTATAATGCGTTGAAAGAACGATTGGAGCAATTTAATAGAACTAAAGAGTATTTAAGATTTCGCTGTGATTTATCAATGGAAAGGAAAGAGATAACGCAGATAAAAGAGGATATTAAAACTTCTGATAAAAAGGCTTATGATTTAATAGCAATATTTATAGCTGCTATTACTTTCCTTTTTGGAATCGTAAATATTTTCATAAATAACACTACTCTTAATATGTATCAGTTAATAGCTAATACGATTGGGTTAGGTGTTTTGCTATTACTTTTTGCCTTTTCGTATTTATTTGTTTCACCATTATTAGTTCAGAGGATAAAGTGGAAGCACTACTGTAAAACAGGTCGTTTTATAGGCGGTATAGCAGTAATAGTGTTGTATGTTATACTGGTTTGCTCTTTGTATGGATATAGCAAGTCGGCAATAGATAAAAGTGAAATAAACAAATCATCTGTCAAACAACATACATCCGCATGAAAACAGATCAATATAATGCATATGTTTGCATAGAAAAACATAAATTTTTTCATAGTTAAGGTTGGGCGTCTGGGTGAGCGATCATCTGGACGTTCTTTTTACGTTTACACCCTATATTCTGTATTTCATTATACTATTTTGGTTGTCTGCGAATTTAGTTTGTCCGCTTTCTGTTACTTTGGTATCTTTCCATTCTAAGATGTTAGATTTGAAAATCTTTTAAAATGAATAGCTATGAAAGCAGAAAAGCAACATAAGGAACTACAAGCTACTCTAATCCAACCTAAACAGGAAAGATCGAAGTTGAGTTTTGTTGATAACAGACTTCGAACGGTAAACCAAACTGAATTAATCAGTATCATTCAAAAAAAAGGAAATAGAACTAGGTCTTTTCGCAATTTAAAAGTTTGCATTGATAATCATGATATAATACAATGTATAACACATGGACAAATAATATATTTAGGAAATCATCCTATATCAAGACAAAAATTAAATAGATGTACAGCTGATGGATTACTAGAACTATTAAGCCGATATATAGACTCTAATCCTAAATATTTAGATGATAGACAGTCTTTACGAACAAATATCGAAGATATGCGTTTACAATTACAGGTACCAGAACCTGTAGGCTGGAGAAGAGTTATATCACAAGTAGATAATGTGGTTCACCCAAGAATTCGTGTCGGATTAGACGGACTGAGAGAGTATGAATATGGAGCAGCGAATAGAGTACCCCACATACATTGTTATCCAGGAGGAGCACATGTTAAAATATTATTTGGTAGGAAAATAAGGCGCTTAGACCTTGTTAAAAATGGCTTTTTAGTTACTAATATAGACTATGTTTTGGATCAAGTGGGTCGAGTTGGAGATGAAATATTAGCGGCGGCAAGGCGAGTTTGCGAAATGGATTGAGCTTGTTATTATCCCGACATTGTCCATAGAATAATGTAATTGTTAAATAATGTTCCGGTTTATTTGGTTCTATTGTGAATTGGTTTAGGTGAATTAGTCAAGACTTGTTCTGACATTTGTTTTCCTATCGTACAAAAAAACTGTCCGATGTTTGCCCTGAAGTTACGTAACTTTCATCACTCTCACAACCGAATGGGATTTTATCCATCTCA